AGCTATCATCTGCGCTCCGACAGGGTGCTGGAAATCGTCAACGAACACCTGAACAAGAAATAACTCACAAGGCTTCCCCATGACCGCACCGACCGTTTCCGCTTTCCTCCGTGCCGTGCTTCCCGAACACGGCATTTACGTTGTCGCGCGCTCCGACGACGGTGGCTTGCAGAAACGCGACGATGGCAAAAGCGGCATGAACCAGCAAGCGGTGGGCTTTGTCGAAGACCTTGTGCGAATTTCCGGCGAGTGCTACAACCAGCCCAAGGATGTGTGGTTTGCACTCGCTGCTTTCCGCCAAGGCTGGCACACGGTACAGACACCCGCTGGCGAGAAGCAGCAACTGCGGGTACGGACAAACGTTCGTGCCGTGCGCAGCCTGTGGCTGGACATCGACGCAGGTAGCGGCAAGCCCTACGCCAGCCGCAAGGAAGCGCTCGCTGCCCTGCTGGCGTTCTGCAAGGATGCAGGGATGCCCTGCCCGTGGGTGGTGAACTCCGGACGCAACGGCTTGCACGTTTACTGGACGTTCACGGACGAGGTGGAAGCAGGCGACTGGTTTTGGCTCGCCAGCCGCTTGCAGGCGGCGTGCGTACAACACGGACTGAAAGCCGACCCGATGCCAACCACGGATGTTGTCCGCATCCTGCGCCTGCCCGGCACATGGAACATGAAGGGTTACATCGCGGGCGACCACGCAGACCTTGTGGAAGTACGTGTGGCTGGCGAAGCTCGTAGCTACGCCTTTTACAAGACGCTGCTGGGCAAGTACGAACCGCTGAAGCCTGCGACCAGCAAGCCGCAGCCGCTGGCACTTCCGACCATAAACCCGGACACCCTGCCAAGCTATATTGGCAAGATTGAAGCACCTGCAAACCTGATGGACTGGTTTCAGGCAGCGCCGGAGGTGTACCCGGAAAAGGACGCCGAAGTGGTTGTTGCCGGATGCAGGCAGATTCGCACCATGAACGACGGGCGCGAGCCGGAGTGGCG